CAGCGACAGCGACAGACTTAGTGAAAATCTGTGTGCGGTTGCCGATACGGGTTGTTGGCGATGCGGTGATGCTAGAGGCATCAGCACCTTCAACAGCGCCACCCAAAGCAGCAGCGGCCAAAGAGTCAGTCTGCCACTCGTGGTAAGTTGCAGTTGCCTTGGTCTTGCCAATGGAAGACATGAAAGGAGTGTCGGTGGGGCTGATGTTATAGATAACGTCAGAGAGGTCTTCGCGCATACCGATAGCGGTATAGGTCTGGTAGGTTGCCATTTTTAAAGCTCCAAAAATTTAAAGGAATCGTTCAAACGCAGCAGCAGCATCACGGACTTTACCGGATTGACGCAGCCGTTGCATCACTTGTTTTTCCTGTTGCGACTGAGTATTTGGCGCTGAAGTCCCAGATTTAAGCATCTTCGGAGCCTGTTGAACCTTTTTCTGGATTTCAGGTTTCGACTTCTGAAGTTGCTCAAACTTCATTGCTTTATACAGAGTCAGAACAGCGCGGTGGTCATACACTGAACTAAGCTCTTGATCTGACCAGCCTTGAGACTTTGCGTATTCGCGGATTTGCTTGCGAACCTCATCGCCTTTAGGTGTAGCCAGTTCAGGAATAGAAGCATTCAGCTTTTCAGCTTCTGAGGCAATATGCTTTTGCAAACTTTGCTGTTGTTCCGCTTGTTGCTGTTGAGCAATGCGGTTCTGTTCAGCGCGGACAATTGCAAGTTGCTTATCACGCTCACTGCGTTCTGCGACCTTCACGGCATAACCGATCGGGTCCACTTCCTTCAGAGCTTCCAAGTTCTCACCCTGATTCTGCTGACCCAAAAATTGGTTAAGGGCTTGCAGCTTCTGGGCGTATGCCTGTCGCTCTTGTTTCACTTGCTCAAGATGAACTCGCTCGGCTTCAATAGCCTTACGCTGTTCAGCAAGAGCCTGAGATTTCTTCGTGTAATCAGCAGTCCGTTGGTATCCGTTGATAAGCTCATCAAGTTCAACTTCAACTTCCTCACCGTCTACCTTGGCCCGATATCGGGTTTTTGGCTGTTCCTCTTGGACTTCTTCCTCCGAATACTCAGCGGAATTGTCATCAGATTCTTCTACAGATTCATCGGCTGTCTGAATGTTCTCTTCAGGTTGGCCTTCATCGGCTCCCGAATCCTCACCCATCAAACCAAGAAACGCAGAGGCGGCTTGATTCACGTTTAGGCTTTCACTCCCGCTAGGGTTGGTGTTTTCCATGTGTCATCTCAAAAATCACTGGAACCGCCAGCGCGGGTGAGTTTCCTCACAGAATCTTAAATCTCTTATCTTGGATTTGCTTCTCAGCAGCAATGCCTTGCAAGTGTCCAAGGATAAGGTCAACTGTCTTTACGACTCGATAAGCGTGTTCACGCTCATCAATGTCAACTTCATTTGTGTTCAATATAGCACTAATTTGCTGATTTTTCAAATCATCAATGACTTTTATGAAAAAGTCATCTTTGAGTAAGTTGTCAGCCCACTGTGCCAGAAGGAGTTTGTCCATATTGCCCTTGAATGCCAGAAATAATGTCGTTCAGTGTGAGGTTACCACCTTGACCACCTTGTAGGGTGTTCATCAGTTGGTTGTATCCCATGCCCATCTGAACGGGTTGGACAGCAGCAGGCTGAACAGGGTTAAGGTACTTCTCCCACTGAGTGCCACGCAGAAGCTCACGCGATCCAAAATCAATTGGCGGCAATGGCTTATATGGGGCTTGTGTGTTTGTTGGTGCTCTCCAATCAGTTGGGACAGGAACAATATCAAAGCCTCCATTTTGTGGAGTAACTGAAGTTGGCACATTTGTAACACCACCAACTATTGCGGCAACTTTTGCCACATTTAATAAATTTCCTGGCGTCAATACACTACCACCACCGCCACCTCCACCGCCACCAACAACAGTAGGGGTACGCTTAGGAGTGCCTGTTTCAACTACCTTGGTAGGCAAGTAACCGGCTTCAGCCATATACTTTTCAAATGAATTGCCAAGCTCATCAGCAGTCATTGGACCCATGTAGTTACCAGACGCCATGTCTGTAATAACATTGCCTTGAGCCAAGATTTGTTCAGGAGTCATGCCAGCAACAGAACTATTGGCAATCATTTGCTCAATTGCGCTCATGGCCTCTGGTGTCATGGCCGATTGCATAAAAGCATCGTAAGCAGCATTAGTGCCAAACTCAGGAACCATACCGCCAGCAATATCAGCATCCATTGCAGCTTGCAGGTAGTCCGCATCAGTTACGCCAGATGCAAGAGCACTAGAAAGATACCCGCCAGCGCCGCCTAAAACAGCGCCTTTAAGCACATCACCACCTGTTAAAGCAGCATTACCGCCACCCAACAAAGCACTTCCAGCCACGTTGGCTGCTGTGCCTGTAAGACCTAAAGAGCCTCCCAGCAGACTACCAGCACCGCCAGCAGTCAGCGCCATCATACCAATGGGGCCAACTGCTTTGTAGGCGTCTTTTAAAAGATCGCCAAAGTTGCCAACATCTTTAAACTGACCTGCTTTGATGTATTCGCCAGTAGGCGTGTATTGTTTGTAGGCATCGCCAGTTTGTTGGTTTTGGTTATAAACCAATACTTCTTTTAATGGTGTTGACTCAGGCGCATCAATGCCTTGCAAAGACGATTGCTCATACACAGGCTGATAAACAACTCCACCTATGTTCTGAGCTTGTCCGGGGGAAAGTTGAGCAACAATATCTTGAACAGCAGGCGCAGCAATAACGCCTGTGGACATTGCCGCATTAATTTGAGAGGCTGGAATGCCCAAGTTAGCTGCGGCATTACTGACATCGGCGTAGGACAAAGTGCCACCGGCTTGGGCAGCAGCTTCTCGTACAAGCTGGTTTACATAGTCTTGTGAATAAGCCATTATTTACCCCGGTATTTCAACATTACCACTGATGCCAGCACCGATCTTCATCGCTTTAAGCTGGGCCTCTGCTTCAAATTCTTGCTGCTTCATTTGGAAGTGCATCATCATCTTTTCACGTTCCATTTGCAACTCAGCTTCAACCTTCTCACGTTGCAACTGCATTTCAAGCGCAGCCTTTTGACGTTGAAACTCCATGTCGGCTTGCATCTTTTGCTGTTGCATTTGCATGTCAGCTTGGAATTTAGCTTGTTGGGCTTGGATTTCAGCTTGCGTCTTTGCCATCATCGCCTGAACTTCAGGAGGAACCTGAGGCTGTTGCTGAGGCGGGTTTTGCAACTGTTGGTCAATCTCAGGCGTAATCGGCTTAAAGAACTCAGCGGAGTCCTTGAAACCCGAGGCTTCAACGAAACGACCAAGAGTGCTGCGATATTGACCCAAAGAAACAAGCGGATTTGCAGGACCAAATTGCGCCAACATTTGCTCTTGTTTAGCCAAGACCATTTGAAGCATTGCCATTTGCTGGTCACGGTTGCCATTGCCAAGCCCCACATCAATTGACAAATCGTATTTGTTTGACCATGTGCGAGGGTCCACGGAAACGTAATCACCACGCAAACGCAAGATACGTGCTTTATTCTGGTACTTTGTAACCAGATGCAAGATGCCTTCAAACAACTCTTTAACGCCACCTTCAGCAAACAATCGAGCAATCAACTCAATCTTGCCAGCGCCAGCTTGCTGCATAGATGCAACAGCAGCAGCAGTTACGTTTTGCAGGATATTGGCGTCCAAGCCTTGTGAAACATCAGTCACACCAGTGCGCTTTTGCTGGACAGAATCCAAGTATTGCAGCATTGGGAAAGACTGACTTGCCACGTTTTGGACAGTCAATTGATTGACAGCACTAGGATTCTTCACGCGAATCACGCCACCAGCAGTGGATGTCAGCAAGTCATCGAGGTTAACTTGACCTTCAACAGCGGTCACACGCGCATTGTTTGTCAGATACAAGTTATCCAACATTTGACGGGTGATTGTGGTCTTAATCAGTTGCAGGTCAACAGTGCGATCAGCAAGTGAATTGCCAAAGAACTTGTGCGGAATGGGAATCGGGCAGATTGAGTAGAAGGGAATATAGTCGCACTCTTCATTGCTCAGAATCTCATTGCCAGCGTAGAACACTTGACGCAGTTCAGCAATCCCATCATCATTCTCATCGTGCAAGATATAGCACTCAAAGACTTCAACCTCTTGCAGAGCAAACTCTTCTGCTTGAGTGTCATAAGGCTGTTCACCAGGAGAGTAACGGACAACACGTTCAGGCGTATATGCAAGAGCATCACCACTTGGCAACGAGTCCACAATCTCTTTATCAAAGCCCATTGCAATCAAGTCACTGCGAGTTACTTGACGCCGATGAGCAACAAAAGGTGATGCCCGTGAACCACGGATAGCAACACCCTTCTTAGAAATCAAGAATTCTTCAGGCGGTACGTTCTCAACAACAACACGGCTGGCGTTCTTTGTCTTTTTGACTTTTACGTCATTCAGGTTGAACGTAGGAACTTGACCACCAGCGGCCATGATGGTTTCGGCCATCACAGGGTCAACAGCAGGAATAGCACGGACATTCTGCGAAACGATTTCAATCTCATCGTCTTGCAACATCATTGCCATTTCATCGTCTGTCAGCCCCTCGTACTCCTCTTTGCTGACATCCTTCTTATCTTCCCAATACGCTTTTACGATGCCGTTCTTTTGCAGCAAGGCATCAAAGAACCAATCCCGCATGATTGAAATGCCGGGATTGTCACGCATGAATATGTAGTTCAGGTAGTCGGTGGCTTGTTTAGCACCTGCCTCATCGCCTGGACCTGAAGGGTTAGCAACGACAATCTGGTCTGAGCTAGTAAAGATGCGTAGCAGTGCAGGCAAAGCACCATCAATTGCTTCAGCAACCTCACCAGTGACAACTTGGCTTTTGCCTTCAACCTCATTGCCTAGAGGCTGTCTCAGATAGTATTGGAGTGCGGTTTTGCGCTGATCGACCGTTTCGCTTTCGATGAAACCAATACTATCGTCAATCGCTGCTTGAATCGCTGCTTGCAGGCTGATTTTGCTCATTGTTAACCCTTGGAGGTCGCCCGACTTTGGGCTTTGGGGCTAATTGTAGCCCTTTTACCAGATTTTCCAATGCCTCAACACGTTTCTCTAGGGCATCAACCCTCTTGGCGTTTGAAATATCGCCTTGCTTCATCATAAACATTTAGACCACCCACTTTGCTGGTTTGTTGATTGACTTGCCCCATGAGCCGACATTCTCATCAAGAGCAACCGCCACATAACGCCAAGCATCAGCAGCGTGTGAGTGCTGGTCATGCAGTGGCTTATTGCTGAACATCTTAGTGTTTGGGTCCACGTCATAGCGGTAATGACGCAAATTCTGTAGCCCATCAGCACAGTTTGTTGCGTGAATGAAACACCTGTCTAGCAGTGTTCTGGCTGCGTTAATCCCGTCAGCAATGGACAATTTAGGCGTTATCCGTATTGGTTTACCCATGCCTTCAAGAATGTCTTTGACTGATTTGCCAGTCATATTCTTGTTTTCGGCATCATGAGGCAGCCACCAATCCTTGTAAATATATCCTTTGTCCTGAAGGATTTGAGCGTAGTGGTCGATGGTTTTCTGGCAGTTTTGGTAGAAATCAATCACCCTAACCTCACCGCCTGGAATGGTTTGGACAAACCATATAGAGGTCATGTCAGCCCAGCCCAAGTCCCAAAACGTCTGCACAGGGATTGACTTGTCAATAATCAACTCACGGATGCGGTTCTCTTCCTGTGCTTTACGCAGTTCGTTGGCATACACAGCACCATCCAGCATTTGGCGTGTGTGGCCTTCCCATACGTTCAGGTAAGAATCCATGTTCTTAGCCTTCAGTTCTTCCAGTTCATCCTTTAGAACTTGAGGGAACCACGGATTGTCTGACCAGTTCACCTTGGCAATCTTTGCACTTGCAGGTGGATTGACCACAAACCGCTTGTAGGTTTCATCGGTGTCTAAGTCAGGGTTGAAGGTCACCCATATCTCTGAATCAGGCTTACGGATGGTAGGAATCAGCGTTTCCCACGATACTTTAGATACGGCTTGGCCTTCTTCAATCCAGCAAATGTCCACACCCTCAAACGACTTGATTGAGGTGACGTTGTGCTTTAGACCCGCAAAGCTGAACTCCGATCCGTTCTTGCCATAGATAGCTGTGCGCTGTACGTCAAAGAAAGATTCAAGCCCCATCGCTTTGATCTGGTCACCCAATAGAGCAATCACAGAATCAGAGATGGAGTTCTGCAACTCACGGGCGCAAAGGATTCGGGTTTGTTTCTGTACAGCAATAGCAATCAATGCTCGGGCCACCGACCAAGATTTCGCAGACCCGCGACCACCGTACAGTATTTTGTATCGGTGCGGCTCAAACAGGAATCCTAGCTTTTCAGGGAAATCCAGTTCAAGATTCATTCGGCTTGACCAGCTTGATTTGAATAGCAGAAATCTCTACCGGACCACCGTTGTTTCCAGTTACTTCTGTTCTTGCCAGTTTGGGGATATGGTACTCAATGGCTCTGAGATACAAGTCAGCGGCTTTTGCTGGGTCTGGTCTATTGCCTCCAGAACCCTCTGCAACGCTGTCTAGCCATTGTTGTAGCTTATGGGCGTTACCCTCTGCGAAAGTGGCTATAGCGGCCCTTACGTCAGCCGTAGCCCTATTAACTGAACCTTTCGGTCTTCCTCGACTAGATTCGGTTTGTTTATTCATGGTTTGACTCCCGTAGGTTGGTCAATGTTGATGCTGACTTACATCAGCGGGTTGTTAACGGTCTAGTAGACCTCTGCGGATAATTGTACCGCTTGAGTCCATTTGAATAAGGTTGTCAGGATATACGTCCAGGCCATACCCTGTATCACCAGTGTATTCAAACGGAAAATATTTCCTACGCTCTTCAGGAGTCAAGTCCATTCGGCGCTGTGTAAGTCTTGCCTCGGCTTCACCCATCAGGTTTCCGTATGCTTGCATTGGGTCAATTTGAGCAGCACCAACCAGCGATTGCCGTTGATTTATTAGGTCATCGTACTCATTACGCAGCACAGACTTTTCTTGAGCAGTTGTTGCAGGGTTATCAATTTGCTGAACAAGCGCACGCATTTTTTCATTTAAAGAAGTGATTTGCTGGTTTGCTTCATAGCGCATTTTTGCAAAATCACGGGCATTTCCACCGACTCCAAAACCTTCAATGTCTTGAATTGAGTGCTGCAATTCATGTAATGTTGTTGATCTTGGGTTGTTCAGTAGGCCTTGAGTAGTTACATCAAGTTGATTGCCGTACAAAGAACCGCGCATTCCGTCATCACCCGATTTGCGACCCTGATAAACAACTCTTTGAGCAAGCTCAGGGTAAGCCTCAAACAAAGCTGGATGCTCAAGCGCAACATTTGCGTAGTTCCCAGTCATCCGAGGATCGGCGCTATAGCCGTAAAAGTCACTTACAGACTCTTGCAGCGATTCCGTTTTACCTTTTAACTCTTTCTTTGCTTGCGTCAATTCTTTAGGAAAAAGGTCTTTTGCCTCTTTTCCTCGCTGCTTTACAGCATCTAGCATCTCTTTGTTTAAAGCAATTTCAGATTCAATTTGTTCTTTTTTTGCACGAATGTCAGTGGCTGAATTAAATTTAGAGCCTTGATCGCTAATCTCTTGTCGCCATTGACCATCTGGCCCTTTAACAGTTCCAGTTGTTTGCCAAATCTCTTGAGGGGTTGCGCCCTTCTTTGCCATTTGACTAGCTTTAAATGCCATGTCTTTATTAAACATCTTGGACGATGGCCCGATAAACATCCCAACAGGGTTGTACGCCTCAGCCATCAGACTAGCCAAACGCTGCGTAGCTGGACCGTAGTCAATGCCTTCCTTTGCGGCAGCGGCTGTCATCTCATTCAGATTACGCGCCCTGTCGTTAAGGTTTCCAACAAACTGCTGTGCGCTCAATAGCGGATTACCAAGCAAATCGGTCAACTTTCGTTTCGCTACGTTGCCAGCACTGAAAATTTCACCAAGTAATCCAGCCATATCTATCTCACTTCTTATAACGGCCCATTGCTTTGGCGGCTTCGCTCATAGCAATTGCAACAGCTTGGTCACGGCTTTTGACAACCTTGCCACCTTTACCAGAGTGCAATGTGCCTTCTTTGTACTCGCCCATCACCTTGCCAACTTTGGCTTGGCCTTTTTTGGTCATCTTCATTTATTGCCTTTCGGTTTAGAAAACTTGTATGCCATTGATTGCCAGCCCTTAGACTCAGCTTGCTTACGAGCTTGTTCAGCCAGTTTCTTGGCCTCTTTGGAGGTCATTGGTTGTTGGTTAGTAGTTCCCAATTTCAATCTCCTTCAGATTCGCCGTGTTCCCACCGCTTGCAAGTCTTGCCTTCGCCACAGACGAATTCAAACTTCTTGCAGTAGATAGCCATGTCGCCGTACATCTCTTTGGTTTCAGGGCTGTCATCACCGTATTCGCAGTTAGAACACAGCTTGCGTTTGGCCTGATCTGGAGCAATTCGCCAGTGGTTAGCAAGGTTGCGCCAGAACTCGGAATTAGGCTTGCTTGGGTCTTTTGGCCCAAACATTTGCGTTTCTTCCATGTATTTGATGGTTTTTGCGTTTTCAGCCTCATCAAATTTAGGCTCTTCAGCCTCTTCAATCTCGATTGAGATTTCCAGTTCTGTACCAAGCAAACCAGCCATGATGTTCTCCAGTTACCCGAATTTTACAACACTAGCATAAATTTGGCGAATTGTGTATTAGGGTTTGTCCTATGGAATTTTTTGTTAATAAGTAGACAATACAAGCATCAACAACAGGAGAACCCTATGAAAGAAACCATCGCAGATATCACGCTGGCAATAGTGCTTGGCCTTGTTTTTTGCGGCTTTGCTCTTGCGTATTTTGATGTTCTGACTTACTGATAATTGGTCTTGCTCGCTTGAGGATAATCTGTTTTGTAACAAAGTCGGACATTTCCTCAAGCTGCTTTACCGTGCTTTGCTCTAACTGTGCGTCATGGATTTCCATAGCCAGGTTCACAGCTTGCATCTCTGGTCCACGGAACAAAAACTTTTCTTTTTCAAGTCCTCTTGATGCCATTTCATAAAGAGCGTTCTGTGCTTCTCTGATCTCTAGCAGCCAATCTTTCCCTTTGCCGTGAACAGCGTAAGCCTCACACATATTGAGTGCGGCTATCAATACATCTATCTGGTCCCTGTTTCCACGGCCTTGAACAACCTCTGTCAGTGCTGAATGGTTCTTTGCCTTCAGAACTATCAAAGCGTCACCAACTTGAGATACTGGTTTCAGTCCAGACAGCACCCAATTAAGCGCATCCAGGCGCACACCCTTTGGTTTGTATTTGCTTTTTTTTCTCATGATTTCTTAAATGTAGGAAGTGGACACCAGTGAGTCCATCGATCATTGTCACGCCAAGTCCCCAAAACAGCAATTCCAAGGTTTTTGTCAATCATCAGCATCTTTGGTCCGCAAGGTGGTGGGTTTTCTTTTGCGTCAATCCAGTGGTAATCCTGATCTACCATTGCTGCTTTACTGGTTGTGGTTGTTATTGCCATAAAGGCACACCTTTGACAAATGTAGTCTTGATCTTGGCAGCCTTTTGGGCTTGTACTTTTTTTACATAACTCTTGCGACTTCTGGCCGCTTGAGATTGAGAGCTTCTTGGCTGTGCATCCTCACCCTGTCCAAATGCGTAAATCTTGACACGGTTACGTCCATCAGTTTGGCCTGAGTAAGCAGCAACGTAGATCATTTCCTGCGCTCTCATCTCGTTTAGCAACCTGCCAATGGTCTTAGGATTGCATTTCGTTAGTTGAGCTAAATCAAGTCTGCTTGCTGGTGCTTCCATCAGTGCTTTAAATACTTGCACTGCATCTGCAATGTTCATGTGTTCTTCCTTGCTCGGATGGCGGTGGCAGTATTTTTTGCACAAGCTAACCAGCCACGATCAAATTCTTCTATTTTTCCTGTTGCTGAATATTCATCACACACCTTTGCACACGCCTCACGTTCGGTTGCGACCATCTTTTCACACATCAGCGTCCAGCTTGCGTTCGCTCTGCGATTGGTTTCTTCACGCTCATCAGCACGGACAAGGGCTTCAAAGGCTTTGAGTTGATACACATACCAATCGCTTGCAAAAGTGTCATCTATAAGATCAGCCTCACGGGCCATGTCTATCGTGTCTCTCATGTGTTCTCCTTGTTTGGCCACTCAGCCCAGAACAGCGGTTTACCGACCAAGTGCTCCTTCTCCATCGCCATCGTGACAAACTCAAGTGGGGATACCTGCACAGTTGCTGCGGGTGGGGTGGTGTTTAACCGCTTCAACAGCCACTCCATAACATTTAGGGATACAAATTCCCGTGTGTTTTCGTAAATTTCTTGCTCAAGGCTGTCTATTGTTGCCACAGGCTCCTGCACAGGTGCTGTCTCCATCACGCATTCAACGCAACTGCAATAACCAGTACCGCAGTTCTGTGGGCGTTTCTGCACAGGTGCTGAACGGACTTGCTTGATGGCGGCGATGGCATCAGACTGCCTCCATCCGTCACCAGCCTCCAACGCCAAGTCCAATGCGGTGTCTTTATCCATTGTTCTTCTCCTTTCGTGGCGCACAAACTGCATGACCTTTTCCAATTTGAGGCAAGATGCTTTCTCTCGCCTTGTAGCAATCTTCTTGGGTCTTGTATTCGTATTCGCGCTGCATGTGGCAAATAGCAAAAGACATCCCAAAACACACTGAAAGAATCCAAGTCATGTGTTCTTCTCCCTAACTTTAGCTTCGGTTCGATGCACGCAATCGCGCAACAGTTCGTCAATAAACCCAAACTCTTGCTCAATGTCCTCATCTGTCAGCCAAACCCATTGCCGCTGTGCGGGTGGGGTGGTGTAGAGGGGTGTCCAGTGGTTCGGTTCAAAGTCGCCGCCTTTTGCCTTATTTGCTTGGCGCAACAAGCCTGTTTCTTTGTGCATCCACGCCACAGGCTCCTGCACAGGTGCTGAACGGGCTTGCTTGATGGCGGTGATTGCTTCTCTTGCGTTTTGCAACGCAACGTGATCGTGCTTTACGGCAAACAACCTCGCCTCTGTTTGCGCCACAAGTTCCTTCAACGCCTCCAGCGCCAAGTCCAATGCTTCTTCAGTGCTTCGCACTTGGTCTTTAGTCATAAACAACTCCTCAATGTCAACAAGCCAAGCATCAGCACGATGAAAGCCCACAGTATCCAAATCAACTGCCCGTCAGCAGGGGTTGGTTTTGCTTCCATCTCCTTGCGGATCGGACAATCACGTCCTTGTCGGCAATTGCCGTGTTCATCGCAGCAAGTCATACGTTCCTCTGCTCAAAGCTGTAATCAGACATGGCGGCTTCTGCTTCCATCTCTAATGCTGTCAGTTGTTCTTTGAAAAGAAGTTCTGTTACGTCAGTTCCGTAGTAGTCAACGTAATCCAGACTTGTGTGGATGCTTTCACCGTCTTCGTCAAAGTCTTTATCAATCTTCATGTAAACAGTAATAGCACCACCGTTTAATGTCGTGTTGTATTTGAATTCGGTCATCACATTCCTTGGTTAATGAGCCTCTATTGTCTAGCGGATAATTAACTTTGTGTATTGGTGAAAACCCTTATAAGTGTCCAATCAAGCAATTCTTGTTGCGTGATACCATAGTGCTTTACAAAGCCTTTAGTGCCAAGCCCATGAACACCCGTGTTGCCTCGATGGTGTTCAGCGCAAAGTGGTATCAGCGTCTTGTAATCACCCTTACCCCATCCTCCTGCTCTCAGGTGGTGAAGTTCTACGGGCGCTGGATCATGGTCGCCGTGTAAGTGATGGCAAAGAGCGCAACCTAGTTCAGCGACTGCGTTCTTATGGGCTTTTTCATCCTTGGTCAAAAGTCACCCCGTTTTCTGTACCCCAAGCAAACAGCCACTCAATAAACTGACTTGACTCGTCTTTCTTAAACTTCCTTGTTTGCAGTCCAAGCTGAACAATTCCAGTGCCATCAAGGCTAGGAACTAGTTTTCCAGTGCTGATTCCCACCTCTTTAGCAAACTGCCAAACAAGAAAACGCTTCCAATCTTCTTGTGACCACTTAGCCCCTAAATGACTAGCTTGCTTTGCGATCTGACCAATAATGCTGTGATACATCTCTTCCTGGTCGCGGCTTTTTGATTCTTTTTCAATCGTCAGAACCAACTTGTTTCCAGCCAGCAAGTAAGGCTTGGCTTTTTGCCAAACATCTTTCAGGACAGTGTGCGCTTGTTGAGCGTTATAAAGGGTGACTTTCATTCCAATTCCTCTTTCACGCAAACATGAACACTAGGAATGGTGTCGTAACGCTTTGTCACATGAAGACTCACCACTTGGACGTCATCTTTGTAAACAATCCCGTTCATAGAATCAAGGAACGCTTTAGCCACGTTATCCAAGTCGGGTTTCTTTGGTCGCTCAAAACGGTTTAAACAGGCTTCCTTGCGCTTTTTTGAGTAACTGGCGGGAATAGCATGGTTTATGTAGATATAGACCGCTACAGGCGTTTCTAGTGGTTTTGTCAGCCCCATAGCTTCCTTTGCTTTGTCAGCAATCAACTTCTCGTAGTCAACTGTCTTTTTTGGCGTGTATGTGTGGCCCCTTGAAAACCTCGGACGCTGCTTGCCAACAGGATCGCCATCTACGCTGAAAATTGTTTGGAAAGTCATTCAAGTTCACCGCTTTGTAATTTCAGCATGTAGCCTCTAATTCGTTGTACAGCACCAGAGCCATATCGCTTTTCTAACCACTCCATGCGAACAGGCGTAAGAACTTTTTGTCCTGTTGATTCATATGTGCGGTAGAGCACTCTGGCTTCACCAAGTTCTATTTGGTATCTGTCACCAGAATTAGATATTTCTTTTCTGCTGTACGCCATTAGTAAAAACCCTTAGTACGGCATTGGGTTAAGAGAAATCAAGCCCCACTTCATTTGAGGGTACTTGCGAACAATGTCTGTCTTTTGCAGACGCTGGATGGTCGCCCATACTTGTTTTGTTGTCCAGCAAGTGATTTCTTCAATCTCTTTGCTAGACAGTTCACCGTGTTCAAGGAGGCGTTTGAGTGCGTAGGTACGGGTCATGCTGTTAAAACTTTCCATGCTGTTGCTGCACAAAGTGGGACTTGTCCGTTACCAATGGCTTTAAGTCTGTCCACCCGACTGGATAACCCATCATTGCTTCCGAATGTTCTGGGATCGGATACGTCAGGCCAAATTTGATCTTGCACCAATGCCTCAATTGATCTGTTCTTGCTCGGCCTGTTTTGCTGTGGACTGTCGTTGTGCCACCCTTCCAATCGTCTGCCAATGGAGTTGGCAACAATCCAGATTCTTTCGCGTTTATGAGAGGCTCCGACAGCGTTTGCTCCCAGCACTCCCCATTTAGCATCAAACCCCATAAAGGCCAAATCTCCAAGAACAGTTCCAAGTCCCCTAGAAACGAGCATTGGTGAGTTCTCCACAAACACGAATCTTGGTCGTACTTCACAAATGATCCTTGCCATTTGCTTCCACATTCCTGATCTGGCCCCGTCAAGTCCATCGCCTTTTCCGGCTGCTGAGATGTCTTGGCATGGAAACCCACCCGAAACAACGTCAACAATTCCTCGCCACGGTTTTCCGTCAAAGGTTTGTACGTCATCCCAAATCGGGAAAGGCGGGAGAAGCCCGTCATTTTGCCTGGCGCACAGTACGCTAGCTGGATAGGGTTCCCATTCAACGGCGCAGACTGTGTTCCATCCGAGGAGCTTTCCTCCGAGAATCCCGCCACCTGCTCCGGCAAATAAAGCGAGTTCATTAAGGCTTTGCTGATTAGCCATGACATTATGCTTTCCTCAGAACTTGATTGATTTGCTGACGAATGTGGTCAGGCATAGGTGCGGCCTTTTGTCTGTCAGCCTCGATCTTCAGCAGCACAGGATCAGGGCCAGTATGTTGGGCAGGAACTGTTGTCCTGGCAACGTCAGCAGCTTGTTGGGCAAAGGATTGCTTTGGGGCCACCCACTCAGCTTTAAAACTTGCCCATGTACGCAAACAACACTCTTTGATTGCGTCCTCAAGAGTCCAGCCAGCTTTATTGACTTGATTTGAAAACAACTCCCAAGCGGTTTGAGTCAGTGGAGCATCCTTCTTCTTCCTGATTACAAGCCAATCATTCCAAATTTGCTCATTAACAAAATCAGGCCGCGTTACTAACGAGTCATTTCCCTTCCTTTTCCCTTCCCTTCCCTTCCCTTCCACTTGAGTATGCACAAGAGGCGTGACTGACGCGTCAACCACGCGTGACTCATGCGTGCAAGTTGTTGATTCTTCAGGGGAAGGCAGCAAAGATGTTGACTCTCTGTTGTTAATTACCTGATGTTGTGACCAAGATGGAATACAGCCAAATTCATCGCCTTCAAAAGAATATTTGACAATAAATCCATGCGTGACTAACGCGTCAAGTACGCGTGAAAAATCAACTTGATCGTATGGAAGAACATCTAACTTCAATGCTCTAGGTTTCCATTTAAATCTACCTTCTCGATCACAAGCCGTAAACAATCCAATGTATGCCAAACGCAAAGGCAATTTGTTTTGCTGCTCCGCTTCGAAAAGTGCTTCATGCCTAAACAACTCAGGCTTAACTGTTCTGATTCGTGCCATTGGCCTTCTCCAGAAACATATTGACCAAATCTTCTTTTGTCAAAACCGAAAGAATGTCACACAAACCATCAAGATCGTAACAATTCCAATAGCCAATTTTTGCCAAAGAAAGTATCACATTGGCCTTGCAGCCTTCGCTTTCCGCGTGTTGATCGGAATGACAATCAGCACATAAAGTTATGATTGTTTCAGAGTCGTAATCCCACGGGCCTTCAGAATAAGGATGATAGTGAGAATGATGGGCGTGAAGCGTTTTTGTCGTGCTTCCGCAGCATCTACAAGCAAATCCGTCACGCTCATAGACGCGCAAACGCATCTGTTGCCAACGAGGGTCTAGCAATTTTTCGGAATAGCTTTTCTTAGCCATAAGCCGCACCTTTTAACAATGAGCCACCTTGAAAGAAACCAACGGAAGGCGAGGTGGGGACGCTTTTCCCAAGGCTCATGACTTCCTTGGTATCCGGGTTTCACAATACTATATCACTTATCTAACGTCTTGCCAATCTCTGCTGCTGCACGGGTGATGGCTCGGCGGGTGGCGGCGTAGGGGTCTTCTAAATGAACCTCCACTTTGCTTGCTAATTTCCGAAGCGGCACTTCCCCGTCAGTAATTCCGGTTGCTTCACGCCCAATAAAAATGTTCAGATGCAACTTCACCGCCAAACGTAGCGCATCGCCATCGTCTGTGAGGGGGTTCCACATTTGAGTTATGACCATGCCGCTTTTTGGGTCTGCCAAACATAATCCACGACTCATGTGGTAGCTTTGCCACTTAATGCCCGCCGCCTTTGCAGCCAGTTCCAATAGTTCTCTGTCAGTCATTTTGTACCTTTCGGGGGCTTGCCAAAGTATTGTTTCGTTCCGTCTGGATTGTCTTTCTTTAAGATTGTCCAGCCGTGTAGCTTGACCATACGTGCCATCTTACTGTGAGGGCTTGTTGTCGGAAGGTAACGGGCTATCTCCGCTGCTGTCGTGCCTTCCTTCTTGGCTAACAGAACTTTTATCCGTTCCGTCTGGCCGACTGGTTTCTTCTTGAACATTGTTAACATTTGACTTTCCTTTGTTAAAGATGGCTTCCCATCGGGCTGAAAAATCCTCTGCGGATACAGAGAATGGTCTTGGTGAACTTCCCTTGCTCATTTTGGCGATCTCCGAAAATCACGTTGTTTAGGCGTTGCGTGACCAACGTGCCAGTAATGGCAATGAGGGCACTTGTAAGCCTCCATAGGGCTGTCTCTACGCCTTCCAACGATAACCAATGCAAGCTCTTTTGTTGGCAGCTTGTCTTTGCCTTGACATTGGATTGCAGGGTCTGTTGTGTATGTCATACTTCCCTCGCTTTCAGCATGGCATCGGCAACGGCATAAGCTGCTTCAGCAAGTTTTTCAACACCGCCTGAAAATTGTGCGTTTTTGCCATTAAGAACAGCATCCCAAATCTGAGCGCCTGTAAGTGCTTGCGCCGCAAAGTAATCGCGCAAGCTCATGCCAAGATACATTGAATCGCTGCTGGTTGGGAAGGCTGCACCCCCTACATTGTCTTTGCTCATGTTTATGCCCTTGAATATGCAATCACTTGCACTGGTGTGTTGTAGTTGTTCGGCTTGCCTTTGTTCATGGATGCCGCAAGCTCTGCCTTGTTAAACAAACCTTTGGCTGTTGACAGGTCAAAAGCATTGTTCTTGCTCTTTGGGGTTCCGTCATCCCACAACTCTGAAGATGCTTTACCAAAAATGGATTTGCCTGTCAGTTTGTAAAATACATGATTCTTTCCTGCTTTGTCCATCTTGACATTGTTCACAACAATCACGCCATCACGGATAAGCTCATCACGCACAATTGTTGAGGATACAGACCACAAGCCTAGCTTGCTGATCTGGCGATGTGACTTGCCTTTCAGTGTTTCTTCCAAATACCGCTGCTTATCGTGAAATTTGCTCAATGTAGATTCTCCGGTTAAAAAGATGTTCCAGCGTAACGATCAGAAGGGCTTTTGTGGCCGCATCTATATCGCCAGGATGGTCTGTGTAACGAGTCACAAGTGAAATTGCATAGTCTAGCAATGCTTCGCTGGCCTCGTATTCGTCTTTGTCGTGTGTGTTCATAGCACAAAGATTACAGCAAAAAAAACTCTTGTCTATTAGGGTTTGTCCTAATACACAAACACGTTTTGTGCGTCAACAATAGAGGCTCAACACAACCAAAGGAATGATATGAAAATCACTTTATCGCGTCAGGAAGTTGAAAAAATCTTGCTTGACTATGCCAATAAATTGGTCGAGGGTTACGGCTTTAACGAGGTTGTTGGCGGCTCTTACCGCGACATTCCTTCAAGCGTTGACTTAATTAAGGTTGACCCAAAGGAGCAAGAATGAACACAGCGTACCTTACACGGGTGCGCAGCTTGTTCTGCGTTCCAGGTGTTCCAAAACACATTCAGCGTCACAACTGCCGCCAGTGGGTCAAATCAATCAGGAATCTTGGCGACAAGTGGCTTTTGGCACAACCAATAAAGAGGCCACAATGAATGACTTTGAAGGCGTACAATTCTGCGCTTACTGCGGTGAAGAGCGAGGAGACAAACGCTCTTGCTGTCAGGAAAATCACTGGGTTGAATATGAAGACCTGGATGAAGAAACTAAAAACTCACTGAAGGAATCAAAATGAATGTATATCAAAAACTCAATGCGGCTCGGGCTAAGTTTCACAGCATTGAACTCAAGAAGTCAGGCCACAACAAGTTTGCTGGCTACAAGTACTTTGAACTTGGCGACTTCATCATTCCAGCACTAGAAATCTTTAATGAAGTTGGCCTAACAGGGGTCGTTACATTTGGCGCAACAGAAGCCCACATGCGGATCATTGATGTTGACAAGCCAGACAACATGATCTTTATCTCTTCACCCATGTCTACAGCGGCTTTAAAGGGCTGTCATGAGGTGCAAAACCTTGGGGCAGTGCAAACATACCTTCGCCGTTATTTGTGGGTTGCTGCGCTTGAAATTGTTGAGCACGATGCCATTGATTCAGCGCCAGCAAAAGAGAAAGTAGTTATCACCCCATCACAGGGTATTGCAGACACTATTCCTCAAGAGGAATTGCAGTACCTTCAAGAATTAGCAATCGAGTTGGTTGCTAACGTAGCTGAAGGCAATCCAAAACAAGCACTTGAAAGGCTTGATTCGGAAAAGCTAGAGGCCGATCAAAAGGTAGCCTTGTGGTCAATGCTAGATAGCAAGACCCGTTCTGCCATTAAAAAAGCAAAGGAATAATCATGCAATACGACAATAGCAATCGCGGAGCCATCTTCAAGAATGAAGACAAGCAGCAAGACAACCACCCTGATTACAAAGGAAGTCTGAACGTCAATGGCGTTGACTTGTGGGTATCAGGATGGCTTAAAACAAGCGAGAAGACAGGTAAAAAGTTTATGAGCTTGTCAGTCAAGCCTAAAGAAGATAAGCCTGTTAAAAAGGCTTCTAAGCCTTCTGGCGGTTTTGACGATATGGATTCAGACGTACCCTTTTAACATGGAGACAACATGAAAAAACTTGTTATCGGCGTTTACCTTGCAACACTTGCCACAATGACTTGGGCTAGTTGCACAACAAACACTTACTACATCAATGGCAAGATGACCACTTGCACTGTTTGCTGTACGCAGTTCGGTTGCACAACTAACTGCTTCTGATTAACGGGGGAAAGCGGATGCTGAAGCAAGAACTTCCGAAAGGATGGCGGTGCAACTCCGCACAGACGCAGCGAGTACCCCACCTACAAGGAAAAACATGAAAGAAACACAATCGTTTGGCATGACAGAGTTCCAGGTCATGCAATGGGCGCAAGCTCGTGGAATTTACGACAACGGCACAGCACTAGGCCAAGCAAAGAAGACGGTTGAAGAAGCCAATGAACTGCTTGCTGCTGTTGAGGCAAATGACCGTGCTGAGATTGCTGATGCTATTGGTGACGTTATGGTCACGCTGGTTAACGTAGCGGTGCTGTGTGACATGGATGTACGTCAATGCTTCTATAACGCTTACAAGGTCATTGAACCACGTAAGGGTTACATGAACAAAGATGGGCAGTTTGTGAAGGAGTCGTGATGTCGGCCCTTGATAAGCAAATTTCGGGCAATCACTACAAAGACAAAGGCATCCAGCCTATTGTCTACATCCATGCAAACAATCTAGGTTTCTGTGAAGGCAACGTCATCAAGTACGTTACACGTCATAAGGAAAAGAATGGGGCTGCTGACATTAAGAAAGCAATCCATTACCTAGAACTTCTGCTGGAACTGGAGTACAAAGATGCTGCTGTTTGATGTTTGTCGGTGCGATCCTGAATTGCCCGATAACTTCTGCAAGAACTGCAAGAGGTGGCTCAGTCACCCTAACCAAGTAACTGTGCCACGTACTCCGATTGTTACTGTAGAGACAAGCGCATCAGAGGCTTGTGCCTACATGCCTATCAGCCTTTTAGAACATCCAAAGCGTTCTGGATGTGCTTGATTCGGTCATCTAGACCAATAGTGCCGCCGTTGATCTTTTTGGTTAGCGCCAAAATGTTGCCAGATTCAGCCAAGGCATTTAGCTTATGGGTGTCCCAAAACCAACCAGCAGTTAAAGCAGCGTACTGTGGTGTCGCCACAAGGTCTGGTTCCATAATGAAATCAACACCGAGGGCATTGCTTGCGTGGTGGTAATTTGCCGCGCCAGTCAACTGCAAAATACCTCTTCCCCTGAACCGAAATCCATCACCCGATGCCTCATCGCGGTTGTTCATGCGGTTGCCGTAAATTCGGTTGGCAATCTTTTTGGGTTGGCGCTCATATGCGGCAGCCTCTTCAGGCGTAAAACCCCAAGTGCGTTTTGGTGTTTTAGGAAACAGCTTGAGAAGCGTTGCAGCGCGGTAATTTAGGTTTTCTTCCAGAACCCTGAAGTTTCCGCTTTCATGACTGCATTGTCCAATGAACGCAGCTTGTTGGCGAGGCGTCAGGATATTGAATCGCTCAAAGGTGGCATTCAAAGCATCAACCCACTGAGGGCCGATATGCATCTTTTGGAGTTGCTCACTGTTGACCATTGATGATGTTCCTCATGTTGTCGTATGCGTCGATGCAGGAATTTAACTGGTTAATCGCCCTATCCCCATCGGCTGCAATCTGCGCAATCAGTTGGAGGGTTTCGCGCTCGGACTCACTGGGACCAGTATCTGCGTCAGGCGTTGGGTTAGGTTGGCTTGGCGCTTGGTTGCTATCTCTTGCGACAACGGTGGCACTTGGGCTGGCTTGTGGACAACTGGCGGAGGGGAAGCGCACCCTGCCAGCACGAATGGCAGAATTAAGGTCCATTTGCTTTTTGTTGATAACATCATTGGCCTTTCTGAGTTCGGATTCTTTGTCAGCGACAGCTTTAGCCATCTCCTGCTCTTTGGCTCTTGCCTCTTCGTTCTTTCTGGCGATCTCGATTTGCATCTCGGTATCGCGGTCATCCCAGCCGTTGCTGTAGCCGTATTTGTAGAAGCCGCCGACAGTCAGCAGTGCCACAAGCGCAATCGCGGGGTACAAAGCAAGCGGGTTCATTCGGCCTCCCTACGGGCCTCGGCGATCTCAGCACGGTCCTCATCGTCTTCCAAATGCTCTGGTGGCGTGGTTGGTGGTGGGCCTGGCGTCCAAGATTCATCAAGCTCTGGATTCTTCCACACAGGCATAGCACCAAAAGGCTGGCTTGGAAGGCCATATGCGGACTGTGGAGGCGCATAACTGCTTTGGTTGTAGCCACCCATCATGGGCTGGCACATCGGATGCTGTGGGGGCTGTGGCGTGAATGCCTTGGCCGCTGTCGATACAGCACGCTTGCCAATGACGCCACCGATACCGCCAACGATGAGCAACACAATGTCGTTCAGCATCTTGGTGTACGCCTGGTCAATTGGGGCCATTGACTTGATCGGCTGGGTAACAAACGTCACCGAATACAGCAAGGCTGTCACGATACCAAACAAAATGATGGTAACGGCCACCACCACAAAAGCCCAAATGCGGACCTCCAGCAGCGCGGTTTCTTCTTCAACGGACCGGTGTGGGTTCGGCGGCTGGTTTGGTTTGCTCAATTTGCTTCTCCAAGATTGGCGCGACAAGGTATTCAGGACAAGTCTGTGTGAACTGGCAACGAGGTTTCTGGCAGCGTTCAGCATGGAAGTTGTCAGGGTTCTGACAGAAATATCGGTAGTGCTCGTCTATACAACCACTCAACATGGCAACACTTATAAACGCCAAAAATGTTTTAAACATGTGGAGCCTTGTGGTGCGTAAAGTGTAGGTCTTCTGCCATCTTCCGAGCTTTTACAGCTTCTTCTGCTGTTGCAAAGTATCCCAAATGTTTCTGCTTGTAGTTATGCGTGATGGTTGCAGACCAAGGCTTAGATTTCAATCTGGCTTCTTTTCTTACTCCTCGAAATCCAGATGTATTGTTTTTTGTGAGAAAAGTATTTTCACTGTTTTGCTTATGAGTTGCCAAACGTAAATTTACGGGTTTATTGTTGGCTTTATCACGATCAATATGGTCAATACCAAGTAGCGGAATTGCTCCATAGACATATAGCCACATCAAACGATGTGCCAACTGGTCAGTTTGGTCAACACGAATCACAACATACCCAGCAGCATTTATTGAACCTGCTAGTTGACCTTTTTTTGCCTTACCACCCATGGTGTTTTTCCACTTGAAAACGCCATCCTCGGTATCGACTTCAAGCAACTCACATAAACGGTCACGCGTTAAAATATCTTTAGTCATTCCATGCTCCATTGCAATATGATTAGAAACACCGGTTGCGGACAACAATCGGTGTTTTGCATTGTAGCAAGAAATGTTATTCATGACAAGTGCTCATCGCAACCAGTAAGCAGTAGGATGGCTGCGACAAGATATTTCATGGCTTCATCCCATACATGACTAGGTAAACACCAAAGCCAACAAGAGCAAAGATGACAACGATGCCACCAACAACAATCAGGATTTCGACAAGCTCTTCCCGTTCTTGCTTGGCTCTGAGCGCCCTGTCTCGGGACAGTTGAGCGTCAATCTTGTCTTGCTTGTCCATCTCGGCCACACGGACCATGATGGAATTCCAAACGTCCATGTTGTTTGGGAAAAACAAGCCTTTGACCTGCTCCTCGAAATCACGCTGGGCTTTTAGGTCAAGTTCGATCTGAACGGCTTGACCCATGTTGGAGCCGCCTTTTTTCTTAGCGACTTTAAGTGCTTTGGTGACTTCGTGCTTTTGCTCAAAGTATCGCCCTAGCAAAGGACCAAGGCTGCGCACATCATCGGCAGTTTTTGATGCCTGCTTAATCATGGATACCGTCTTTTGGACAGCAGCCATAGCCGTTAAGGCCATTGTGATCGGTTCCATTACAGCAAAACCTCAATAAATACTTTGACGCACCAAATAATCATGCAGACAAGAAGGGCTGCCGCAATAAAGCTGACAGCCCAATCTTTCATTTGATGATCCAAACGGCAGAAAAGATTGTGCCAGCCATTGCCACAATCATGAGGCCAGCAGTTTTGAGCATGATGGTTTCAATGCGCTTGAGGCGGGCATTGATTTGTTCGTAGCGAATAGCGCAAACTTCTTCATGCGTAGAAAGGCGTGCGTCCGTTTTGTCAATCGTTGACATTTATTGCTCCGTCAATTAAGGCATTTCAGGCCAAGTGATTGTCCATGGAAAGCCTGACTGTTCTGTGACATCCCGCAGCGCCTGGCGGTAGGTTGCCCATGCAGCCTGATCCACTGGAGCGTCAGCCACCTGTGTCCAATCGCTGTCTTTGAGCTTTTCACCACGCTGTTGACGCACAGACTTAGCCTGTTCAGCGTCTTTAGCGGCCTTGTAAGCGGCTTCCTGTTCAGCAGCAGTGGCTTCTTCAGTGTCAGTGAAGACAGGGCCAAGAACGTACTTGGTGTACCACTTGCCATTGATCTCTTCAACACCAGCGGCTTGGCTGTATTGGTAGACCGTACCGCCAGTTGCTTGTGGACCTTCAAAGACTACATCACCGCCGAACTCGTTGATGATGTCCTCTGTCAGTTGGGCAGGAAAGCCTGTGTTGGGGAACAGTGCACGAAACTCGTTCTCGTACATCACTGTGCCTGTTTGTCTTACTCGAATCTGCATTTGTTACTCCTATCAGGCTATTGCCAAAAAGATGAATGTGCCGCCACTGGCATTGATTGCTGCTGGTGCTGTGCTGCTGATCTCAAACCCTGCGCTGTAGGTGTCCACGTAATCGGTGTTGGTCACTTCAGCCGCTGTGCTGTTGAGCAAGAGGTAAGGATCATTACCAGCCACGATGCCACGTGCAGAATCCCAAACGTACCAATCTCCACTCCCAGAAGTATCTGCACGTTTAATCATCACAAACCTAGCACCACCTGTAAAACCACAATCAACTTGAAGTGTAGTTCCTGTCCCAGTGTAGCTACCAAACTTACTTACGCCAGGGCATGAAGCAAAGAGGTAAGCCACATAGGTGTAGCCAGTTGCGTTGGAGTCGTAAGCCGTTGAACTTGCACGGACTCTAAACTGGGTAGCTGTATCGTTAGTGGTCGGCCAATATGTTGCAGAAATCGGGTCTGAGCTGGCGCTGTTAAGCGCCAATGCTCTCTGGCCAATAATTGCTTTTGCTTTTACAGGCCAGTAGTTGACATTCGTTCCATTTGACCTGCTCTTGATAATAATCAGCTCAGGCGGGACGCCAAGATTGTGGTTGTAAATACTTGTTGATGAACCACCACCCGTATAGCAAACCTCATCAAAGAAGCCGGGGGCGCGGCGGAGGAACCACTCAATGTAATTTTCACCGGCAGCGTTGTAATTGGTTATGCCCTGCACATAAACGCCGTTTTGCCGACTAAATAAAGTAACACCCTCAGTGACCGACTGTTCAGCGCCGGTGCCAGTTGATGTAATGTTTCTTCCGCCTCCTCTAAGCCTGTCCCAAAAAGTCTTTCCGGAGCTGCTGGTTCTGTTGGAGCTTATGCACAGGTCAACAGGGAAACCCACTCCAGTCAACTCAATACCAGCAGCGTTAGTGCCAGATCGCGGAATCGCGTTGTAAACACTCGTCCCCGTTGTCGGCACTTTCATCGGGCCACGGCGGATGGCGATGTAGATGAATGTGTTGCCAGAAGGACTGTTTACGTCTCCAGCCGTGTCAGTAATCTTAAAACCAGTGGCAGTAGGAGAAAGCCTATTTGAGTAAGCCTCTGCGCTGCTTGTATTTGCGCTCAATATCCCATCGCCAGAACCTGTTGTGTTGACATCCATGCCCCTCATGTTGTCAAACATACGCCAAGCATTTCCAGCAGTGGTCACGTTTTTAATCATTACCCATTGCGGCTCCCAACCAAGATTGATTTCAGGGCCGTCATTAGAGTCATTCCCCGTATATGACCCACACGAAATCACATTGTCCGTACCCGTCAGGCCAAAGCCTCCTGCGTTGTGGGCGAAGAGGTAGGCTACGTAGGTTCCACCAGAAGCGTTTACGTTAGTAACATTTGATGAACCTCCGGGGTTAAGCAAGAAGTCAGTGGCTGTAAGCGCACCCGGATAGCCGCCTAATGTGTTGTCCGGTCCCGCAGCGTTGGTTGTGTTGAGGGTCAGCCATGCAGTCGCGCTGGGGAAAAAGCAAACCCAGTCACCAGTGCTGTCGGTGCGTTTGACCATGACACAACCCGGAGTCGAGCCAAGGTTGTGCGTAATGGTGCGATAGCTTGCACCGTTGCCTGTCCACGTCACCACATCAAAGAACTTCGGCTGCTTTCTGAAGGTCCATGAGGCGTAGGTAGTGCCACTGCTTACTGATGAAGTAGTGAAGCCCGTGGACGAAACAGCAGTAATAACTCCAGAGCCTGTAATTTGAGCCGCTGTTGAGTTTGTACTCAACGAATTTGCAAAGCTGCTAGAACTGTCTTGCAGGTAATGGCTTTCAACGGCTGACCGTTTCTTTAGCCAAACCAGCCCACCCTTACCTGCTAAATCGATATTATTTGTATGAGTTTGCGATGCACCTGTGCCTGTATACAGGTAAGTGCTGAAGACGTCTTCGATGTAGTTGGCTGCACCGTTAGCAGCCGATGTATTTGAACTAAGCATTAATAGTCCTTAAACAGTGTAGTTCTTGCCAGCATCTGATCCATACCAGTTAGTACCATCACTTGTGAAGATGTATTTATCAAGTTTTGAAGCAGTAGCTGTAATGGTAGGAGCAGTACCACCGGGCCACTTCACAGCTGAAGGCCATGTCACTGTGCGTGAGCCTGTACCGTCTTGCTTAAGCAACATAATGAAGCTTTTACCAGCAGCGGCTGTAGGGAATGTGAAGGTGCAGTTGCCTGTCAAGGTCAGGATTTGCACAGTACCGTTAGCCAAGTCAATGGTGTAGGCAGTAGAGGTGTTGGCTGTCACAGTCTCTTCTGTGTAACCGTTGGTAAAAGTACCAGCTTCAATGGTTTTGTTGGTCAGTGTCTCAGTACCAGACAAAGTAGCAAAGCTACCAGCAGTCAGTGTTGCTTGCGTCCAAGCAGAGCCATTCCAGACCCACAGTGTGTTACTTGTGGAATTCCAATAGATAGCGCCTGTCAGCAATGCATTGCCATCATTGTCAACTGAAGGTGCAGAACTCTTAGAACCCAAATAACGGTCATCAAACGAGTCGTAGGCGGCTTCAGCAGCCGTTGCACTGGTTGCGGCTTGTCCTGCGCTTGTAGAGGCGTTTGTGGCGCTTGTAGCGGCATTTGTTGCGCTTGTAGCCGCTGCTGCTGCGCTTGTTGCTGCACTTGTAGCACTTCCAAGAATGCTGTCAACGTATGCTTTGCGTGTCAGGTCATCGTCAGTTGTTGGTGTGGCTGTGGATGTGACCTTGTTAGACCCCATCACAATGTTGCCAGTCATTGTCCCGCCAGCCTTTGGCAGCAAACCGC